GATTTTAACAATCATGTCAAGATTTATTTTTGTCAAGCCGTCTATAAAACTCAATGTACTCGCTCCAAGGGTAATAGTCTCTTCGCAAGTAACACCAAAACCGTCCTACATATTTTTCACTCATCTGGTAATCCTATCCAAGTAGTTATTGTGCTTACTCTTATGTCCTGCCAACAGTTATTGTCAACATCCCAAACAACAAGAGTGTCTGATTCATTTGATTGTCTTTCTATAAGTTTCTTTTTAAGAGTATAATTTCCCTCATGTACTTTGCCCTCAGAGGTTACACTATTAAAAGACATATGCACCTTGTTAGAGCTGTATAGGGCATTTAGTATTACTGCTGTTTGAATGCTCATTTGATTTGTATTAGGCCACTTACCCAGCTTTCTGCACAATCTTCTGCATAGTGTATACTTTTCTTTGGAAGTGGCCGAGTTTCTACTAGAACTCCGTCTTCGTAAAACTCTACTGTAAATCCATATTCCTCAAGAATTACCGCTCTTCTGTTGGAAGTGCCAGTACGTGCAGCTATTTCTCTACGCATTTTATTCCTCATAGATTTTCTAGGTTTATACCATACTCCTCTAAGTGTTTCAACTTGCCTAGATCAGATGCCAAACTATAGCTATAGTAGCCACCAATTCCAGTAGAATTAAAAAAGTCTTCCCAGTCTCCGGAGGGTTTTTGTCTAACATAAATAGAATAGCAGTCACAACCATACTTTTCTTCATAGTCCACAGCCATAAGACCTGCTTTTGAGCTTTGCAGCTCTTTTGTTTGTTTTTTCTCTATTTGAGCAGGGGCATGATGTATGGCGGACCATACTATCTCTCCCTCATCAAACTCATTCGCCACACATTCCTCTGGTAGATACATAGGATTTTTTCTATCCTCTACAGCTACAGGTCGCTGTGGCACTCCAATTTTTTCAAGTATACTTTTTACAAAAGAAGCAGAGCGGTAGAGTCTCTTTGAAATATTACTTACATTTTCTCCAGAGAGATACTCTTCGATAATATCTTTTATCTCATCCGGTCTTGCCGGTCTTCCACGATTCTTTGAGACTCTTCTTGCACGATACTCTTTTTGACTATGATAATCTTCAAGTATCTTATCAAGTCTTGTAGTATTGTATGAGATGTTTAAGATGCTGCATGCTTCCCGCTTCGTTATAGCTTTTGTTGTAGAGGAGGTCGGGTTCATTAGACTGATCACGTGCTGAATATTCTGGGAAGTCAACTTCTCGTGGCTTTTCTTCTTCAATCTGGGCATTTTCTAATTCAATCTCCAACTTAAATAATAAACAACAGAGAGCATGAGCCAAATGAGATATATTACTCTCTGGATCATCTTTCTCTCCATCCATGTGTGCGAATATGTGCCGAAGTGCACCGGCAGTGTATCTACTCTGAAGATTGTCTAGCAATCTCCAATTTTCTGGATTATACTTTTGTGCGCCGAAACTTAATACTTTTGCTACTTCAAAGATTGCTTTTGGCGGTAAAAGATCCATTCTAGGTTTATCTGAGTCAAACTTTTTACCTTCCATCACAAATTCTCTACATAGTCCCATAGCTGACGGTAGCCGCCGATATGGTAATCATGAAAAAATATTTGTGGATAAGTTGTAAACTTTACTTTTTGCCATAACTCATCCATGCTGTAATCTGTATCAAGCTGTAGGTATGTGAAAGCAAGATCCTTACTCTTTAGGAGTCTTCGTGCTTTATCACAGAACACACAATCCTGTTTTCCATATATAACGTAGGGTGTTTTAGTCACTACTCATTAGCTCCTTGATATATTCTTTTGCTGATTTCTTGCTGTGAAAAGTTCTATCCATAGTGATAACACCTTCATTATTGTATTTTACAACTCTCCATAGCTTTTTTCCAGCTCCAAAATAAACTCTCCACATCTCAAAAAGCTTTTCTTTATTCTGCATTATGCTACGCACTCACAAGCTAAGGTGGCTCCCAACTCCTCACATACTTTTGATTCATGCGAGGAGCACTCAACAGCAGGCTCAAGATACCAATCAGGTGTTTCTCCTCTACTGTAAACATTTGAGTTAGTACAGCCAAAACAGCCATACACAATTAATAAAATTAGTATTATGCTTCTCATCGTGTTATTCGTTCCTCGTAGTCGGCTTCGTTTTCGTTCCACCAGTCGGGTTTGTTTCTGTGTTTCCAGCTTGCAAAGGTTGCTTTGTCTTTGTGGTAGAATCGTCTGTAAGCGGCAACTGCGTCGCAACCCTTGAGCGAGTCTGGCATAGCCTGAGCAAATGGAGTGAGTCCGAGCCTTGGTATGTGTACTGGCTCTGGTAAGGATAGTGTGACTTCATGCACTGACTTATGGCTTTTCCCGTATCGGTATCCGTATTCGTCATTAAGAGCGATTGCATAGCAATGTAGCCATTCGTGATTATCCAGACTAGTACGAGCCCAGATAGTACAAGGATGGTTATGCATTGTTGGGAGGTAAGGGAAGTCTCTCGGTTCATTTTTCTTTTTTTCTCGCAGAATAGCGAGCTGTTCTTTATTTACTTTCTCTGGTACATAGCCAAAGTACTTATCAATCCACATATTTGTACAAAGCATCTGAGCGGCTTCAAGCGGCATCTTAATGATGTGCTTATCCACATGAGCTTCTGCACATTTGTCTAGGTCTTCGTCAAGTATAAAAATATTCATAGTGTGTATTATACTCGGTTAGGTTAAAAATGTCAAGAAATATTTTAAGAAATAGCACTATTAATAGTAAATATTATTGCTGTCATAAAGACTCCGGCTAAAGCTATTACAGCACAGGGCACAACGACAAAAGAGATCAAAGGATGATCTTCCATAAATTTTTCTATCACTATTCCTCTATATTTTCTAATCTGAACATGAGCCTTTCGGCACGATTTGTAACTTGATGATACCAACGGGAGTCACGACCCTCTTTTGCTGCTTCTTTCCAATCCTCTTCCTTCAGAGCAGCATTCATTTTTTTAAACTTAGAGAGGCGAGGGCGTCCCATATTAAACATCATATTTACAAGAATCTCTTGTACTTCATCAGGAAAGTCTTCAAAATAGGACTCTCCGTATAGAACGTAACACTCTCTTATTGCAATCTGAGTGTCATCACGAAAGCACTGCATTACTCTTTCTTCAGACACAGACTCGCCACAAGGCCAGCCATGCTCTTCATCGGTTTCTTTTACAAGATGACCAATACCAAAAGTTTTATATCCAAGATGATCGTTATAGATTTCAAACTTACAACCTTCGTCTATCTTAAGCCTTTGGTAAAGTCTATCAAATTTCATAGTTTCCTCTTTGTCTTGCACAGTCTTCCGCTGCTGAAGGAAGGTCATCATCCATGCTAGTAGCATCACTATCTCCGTCCCCGTACCAATTCCAACGACCATTTTCGGCGTCTTCATATCGAAAAAGTCCAGGCTCTGCTTCCTGCTGTTGCCTAATGATCTTATCTATTTCTTCGTAGTGTACTCCGTCATTTCCATTCTGACCGATTCTGTCCATTCTTTCTTCATCCCAATCCTGTTGATAGGCATGAGCACTGCAGGGCCCAACGTTTTTAGGTTTCTTTAAGGTACCTATTTGTGATTGTATTAAATTTACTATACCCTCCTTCTTAGGATCAAAGCATCCAGATACTTTTCTCCACAACGCGATTCTTTGTTTCTTTGTCATTATTTCTCTCTTGCTATACCTTTAGCCTTTTCGTAGGATCTCATTCCTCCGAGTCCTAGCATTCCTAATAAAACTGGCATCATAGTCTCTAGTTCTATTAGGGGTACTATTACAGGACTGCCCGCAAGGGCGAGCCCAAAGTTTGTCATTGGCACTATAATAAAGTTAGAAAGCATACCTAGTCCACATATCCAGCCAATTGCAGGACGCCATCCTGCTACAAAAAGCGATTTATGTGCCGCTTCTTGTTTATTGACTTCTACTTGCGCCATCACCTCTGCGTGATGTTGTTTTTCTGCAAGTGTAGCGATCTCGTGCGCTAACTTATTGGCTTGGTCTTTATCTTCGATAAATTCTGATACCAAACCTGAAACTGGTGCTATTAACTCTTTTATAAAACTTAATGCCATAATTGCTCCTCTTATACCAACTTATATATAATATATAAAAGCGAATGCAGCTGGTATTACTATATATAATCCAAGTAGCAATCTTACTACTCTGTTATACTGTTTTTTACCTTTTTCTGTAATGTCGTAAATAATTATCTCCTGGTAGAAATGGGCGGGTTTCCCCGCCCTCTAGTTAATGTGCAGCAGCTGCTAGTAGCATCCCCCAGAATATGGCTTGACACCATATGGCTTCGCATAGCAGGCCGTCGCAGTTATCTAGATAACTTCTGACCTTCTTGTACATTTTTTCACTCGATATTTATCATCTTAGGTCTATCCTCGTCTGGCACTACTTCGTCCAGATCAATACATAGGAGACCTCTGTTCATGTAAGCTTTCTTGAGCTGCACATGCTTGTGTAACGTAAATGTTCGCACAAACTCTTTTCCGCTCAACCCCTTGTATACATATGACTCGCCGTCTTTTTCCGTCTGCTTACATAAACCTTTTACAGTCAAGACATCCTTATGCTGTGATATTTCGATATTGGACTTGTTCCACCCCGGAACTGCAATCTCAACACGGTATCCAGATTCTGTCTTCACGATGTTATATCGAGGGTATCCCCCGTCAATATTCGGGTTTACAGTTTCAAAACGGTCAAACCCCAAAAAGAATTTTGGGAAGTCTGCCACATTCAATCTTGCTAGATTGTTCATAGTTTTCTCCTTGTGCCCTTTCGGTACACACTGTGGATCCTTTCGGCATCCGATTTAGTTGTGGGCGTTAAAGGTGCTCCGACCTAATCTTCAGTAAACTCGATTACTCCTTGAGCTTCTAAGTAATCTATTGCATGTTCAATTCCCGCCTTATGACCTGCTTTAAAGCTACCATAAGCGCACCCAACCATACATATTATTATTGTTAGTATTTGTAGTTCAAACACGCTAATTAACTCCATGCTTAATTCCTTAAGGCCGTTACTGTTACAATCATATATTATACACGCAGACACTTCATATGTCAAGAATTATTTTTAGAAGGAGAGAAATAAAAAATAGTACTTGACATAAAAGGTTAATTCCATTATAATACTACAATGAAAAATTATAGAAGGCGGCCCTGGACGCACGAAGAGCGTACCCTCCTCGCAAATAAATATCATTTTTGTAAAGAAGCAGAGCTAAGTGAGCTGTTTCCAGATCGTAGCTATAATTCATGTGTAAAACAGGCTAAATATCTGAGGGATAGAGGATGGGTATTCAAAAAGCCATAGCAGCAGCACTGGGAGTATCTTTACTACTCTCTCCAAAAGCTGTAGCTGAAGAACTAGATGTTCGAAAAGAATTGTACTGTCTCGCAACAAACATCTACTTTGAGAGTAGAAATCAACCACAGGTTGGAAGAGTTGCAGTAGGACAAGTAACGATGAACCGTATGAACTCACCAAAGTTTCCAAATACTGTGTGTGAGGTGGTAAAACAAGCTAGATATTATCCGAGTGGAGGAATTGATTTACATTCATGCCAATTTAGTTGGTACTGTGATGGCAAGTCAGATGCTATAAGGAATCAAAAAGCTTGGGATGATAGTATGTACTCTGCTTTATTTGTGTACACTTCAGATCCACTTTTAGATATTGTAGATGGTGCTCTTTGGTATCATGCAACATACAGCAGCCCTGCATGGGCAAAGCATTTTGAAAAAACAGTTCAAATAAATGAACATATCTTTTACAAGGAGAAAAAACAATGAGAGAGCCAGAACAGGTCGAACTATTCGATGATGATTACGTGCAGCTAGTAGAAACTGATGAAGAAGCACTTGCTTCCGCTGGATTTGGAATGAACGAAGACTATAGTAACTGCGAGCAAACCTGGGACAATATAGTCTACGGTAATTAATGAAAATAGGAATAAGAAACGGTAATGTAGAGAGCGCTTTGCGTGTGCTTAAAAGAAAGACAAAGGACTCACTTATAGACCTTCGATCAAAAGAGCACTATGAAAAACCCTCTGCGAAACGAAACAGAATGAAACAAGCCGCAAAAGTGCGGGAACAAAAGA